TCCACAAACATGCCTAAATGTTTAGCAATATGTTCCATAGATTTGTTTGCATTTGTAAAATCACTGTCTTGCATAGCTTCATTGTAAACTTTTGCTAGTCTTTCAAGAACTTTTTCTTTTGTCCACGTAACTTTAGTTATGGCTTCGTCCTGATACTCCTTGATTCGCTCCATAATCTTTTCATTCTTCATAATAATTCTAGCTTTAGCCCTGGTTCGGGCATCTGTCTTATCTGGTTGGTAGCCTGCTGCTGTATATGCCTTAACTTCGTCCCCATGACCGGCAAATTCCATGCAAAATTTCTCTTGCATAGCTGTGAGTCCACGAAATGTAGGGATTTTTACGTTATTGTCTGTTGGTTTTTCTAACATTTTCTTTTTATACTCCTCTGGGTTAGTTTTTTGTATCCGTCTTAGTCTTCGGCGCTCTAATTCAACCTGTATTTCTTTTAATTCCTCGCCGCCTCCATATATTCTCGCCTCTCTTTTAACTTTATACAAGTTAATTAGCTCTTCTTCTGTCATTTTACCGTAAAGAATGTGTACTTTTTTTGCAGTCATAGTCTTAAAAACTTTGAAGGGAGGATAATAACCCACAACCATCGCTCCCTTCTCTTCATATACCAGGATTCCAAAGCTGTAGGAGACAAATGAAGCTTAAAACTTAGTCAAATTAGGAAATAACTAAGTGGATTCGACTGGTAGGAATAATATAAACGACTAATTGACAATATGCAAGTGATTGTTTATGATCCAGTTTATGAGACCCGAAGAGTTTTTGTATCAACCCATGGTTCTTTTAGACAATCGAGTGATGGAATATCAGTTCTGTATGCAAAACATTCAGAATCCTAAAGGACATTATATGGAGTTCGGTGTGTTTGAAGGTAAGTCTATAAATTATCTGGCTAGTTTAAATAAGAAAGTAACCTTTCATGGTTTTGATAGCTTTGAAGGATTACCTGAACAATGGTTCATGGGTCATAAAGTTATTGAGAAGGGACACTTTGCCGTATCAGAATTACCTAAAGTTGTTCCTAATGTTGTCTTACATGAAGGATGGTTTGAAGATACGATACCGATTTGGAAAAAAGACCACAAAGGACATATATCATTTATCAATATCGATTGCGACTTATATAAGTCTACCCAAACAATTCTAACATTACTTAATGATCAGATTGTTAGTGGTACCTTATTGCGCTTTGATGATCTTCTTCCCTCCCACATATCCCCATATCCAAAGTGGGAGGAGGGAGAATGGAAAGCTTTAAGTGAATGGTGTGTAAAGTTTAAACGTAAAGTTATACCTATGGCTCGTTCTTGGAAACAAGGATGTATTATGAAAGTTGATTAATGCTGAAGTGGGATGGGTTTGATAATGCAATAATTGGTGTCGGAGAACGAAACAACACCGACTCAATGATTGTATATGATTACGATAAGATGGTGAAAGTTCTGGTTACGAGAGATGACATGTCCTACGAAGAAGCTGAAGAGTATATTGACTATAATATTGTCGGCGCCTGGATTGGAGATACAACACCGATAATAGTAACAAAGAAAAACATAGAAGAAATAGAGGAGGAGTACTAAATGGTAGAACGTATTATGGACCCTAATAATATTAGAGCTGATCATCTTGAACGATATAACTTTGCCGTCAAGAGATTAAAGGATCTCAAACCTGAAAACATTTTAGATATTGGTTGTGGTATCGGATATGGTTCTGTGATTATGCATAACTTATTATGCGCCTCGATTGACTGTATTGATAAATCAGTAGAAGCGCATGATGTATTTGAAGAAGCTTTTAGTCGTGATGTCGGTAAGGTTAACTACATTGTCACCGATATTACTAAGCTGGAACCACGCACGTTAAGACCCGCCTATGATGCTGTTGTATCATTTGAGTTTATCGAACATATACCACCAGAGTTGGGACAAGATGTATTTGACTTGGCTGCGGAGAAGTCCGATATATTTATAGTCTCATCTCCGAACGAATGTGTACGACCTCACCAACTACCACCAATCAATGAGTTTCATTATAAGCATTACACCCCAGCCGAGTTTGAGGCTATGGGTAAACAAGCAGGATTCACAGATGTAGAATTCTTTTGCCAGACTAGTGGTAAACACTACACGGTAAGACCCGGCCTAGAGCAGGGGAAGTTTATGATCGGTGTTTTTACAAAAGCTAAAGTTTTTGGTAGGGGTATGGGTACCCTAGATTTACAAGTAAGGGGCCATATTTGAAAATCTGCTCATTTTGTCTATGGTAGATATAATATATATATATAACACACACGGCACTTTTTTCCTGTCCCCCTCCCAGATAGAACCCCCCCCCTCTTAAATAAAGAGAGCTTTAGCTCACCGATATCCCCGAAGGGAAAAAAATTGTAAAAAAAAATCCCCTAAACTCGTTAAAGTCTAGGGGATTGTCAAGTTATTTTTGTTTAAGCTTAAGCTTTGGGTCATCCCAAAATTTGGTTTGCTTCCAAAGTAATTGTTGTTGTTCCCAGATTAAATCCTTAAGCTTAGGGTCTATCATATCTTTTAAACTAGCCATTTGTTGCCGTCCTTTCTTGAAGTGCTACCAACAATTGATTTAATTGTTGGTCATTTAAAGAATCTAAACTTAAACCCGCTTTGGATTTTTTAGTTTTCTTACTGGGTTTATCACTAAAGGCAAATTCTCTTTCGAGGTCTTTAGCGGTGACCTTAGACTGTAAAGCATCGGAAAGCTTAATTGTCTTTTCAATCCACTGGCAAGTAACCAGGTGGCCAATTTTATTCCAGAGCTTACCAACTGAAGCAACACCAAACCTTTTATTGGTATCACTCAAAATGTTATAAGTAACGTTTGAAATAACAGTCTTTCCTTTTTTATCCTCAAACTTGTTGAAGTAAATAGTAAAAACTGAACTAGGGCAAGGAGGGTTAAAATCCTCATCCTTATTTGGGTTAAACTTACAAACCAATATTTGGCCTTTAAGCTTACCGCTATTATCTTTTATTTCAGTAATTAAATCCATTATGTATTTCCTTTCAAATAATGGGTTACGAAATGGAAACCATTTCTATTATACATTATAACAAAAATAGTGATATAGTCAATCCTCTGAAACCCGCAGTCAGTAAGGGTTTCCGCTCGGGCCCGAGATTCTCCAAGTAACTAGTTAAAAAATTAAGTCAAGACATAAAGTTTAAGCTTAAGTTTATGTATAGTATCATACGCAGAAGAGTCGCTTCAGTTAAGCCTTAGCTTAGTTAGAATTATTCTAAGTTACACCTAGCTTACCCTAAGTAAAGCTTAAGTTAAGTTAAGCATAAGTATGACATTATTCTTAAGTTTATTAATAAACTCAATACTTTAGGGAGCTTCCTTAAGTTAGCAATTTTTTGTTTTGTGATTTTCAAAAAGTGTGTCATTATAAAAATAGGAGAGAGTGAAAAAATTTTACAAGCACTTTCTCTTATATATCAATACTTTATACCAACACTTACGGAAAGGAAATATTATGGTAATGGTAACAGGATATGAAAACATTGGATGTATTAGAGCATTCACCCTACTTACTGGTCTAAGAGGTGAGATTGATTACAATATGAAACTCACCGCTAAACAACCTAGTAGTTACATCTTAATCAAAAGAGAACTAGGGTTTAAAGGTAACCGAGAGAAAGTCTATGACCTATACAAGGAATACTTGAAAGAGACTTACCCTCAAGTCTATGCAGATAATGAGGAAAGAATAAAGGCTAGAGAGGAACGAGGTCAAAGATTTAAACAAAGACAAAATTACTAACCCATAAACAAGGAGATAACATGAACTTAAAAGTAAAACTAACTAAAAACTCGGCTTTTAATAGTGAAGAACATTTCTTTACTTGTCTTGATGATTTGCTAAACGAGTGGGAAGAGACATTTGGTGCTAAAGAAATGGATGAAGAGGACTCTGGCTTTAATTGTGAAAGATTAAGAGAGTTAAGAGCAATGATAAATAAGGAGATATCATGAAATTTAAATACATTATTGAACATACTTACTCATATGTAAAAGAGTTTGAAGTGCATAGTGATAAGAAATTAGATGATGGTGATATCATAGCATTATGTTGTGACCATCACGACAAAGGGTTTAAAAATGACAATGTTATAGTTAAACCTTTTGATGATGAACTACTAGATAATAACGAATGGGATATTAGAAAGGAGATAACTAATGGCGACTAAATTTTTAATTTATTACTATCTATCAGAAGGTGACTGTTTATATACAGAGTATGAGATATATACACCATCTGGAGATAAAATTGGTAAGTCTAATAAACTATTAATAGCAAGTTATTTTGGTGTTGATGTTGATAAACTAGAGCCCTTTGATGCACTAAGTAATGACGCATATAACATTAATGGCTTTAAAGTAACTATTGGTAAAATAATACCGATTCGTGATGACTTAGCAAAAGAGTTAATTAAACTAAAAATTGCATCTTAGAAAGGAGATAACTAATGCAACGAGTAGCAGTCTATAGAAACTTACACAAGAACTGTTTGTCTATTCAATCTAGAGAACGAGAGAACTATGGAAAGATTATCGGGTATTGTAAATCAATATTCCTTAAACGACCTAAGTTTGTCGTTAGAGAAAAAGGTAGACTAAGAGTTCTTAAAGAGGGTAGAAAGAATGTCCATGCTTTTGTCGTTGGTAGATGTCCAGACCTAAAGCTATGGAGTTGGCAGGACAGAAATATCGCAATGGGTGGTAACCCTACGACTAAGATATTCTATAACCCTTACAAATATTCAACCTTTGTGGATAAGGTTGGCAACCCAGTCCACAAAGCAAGAGCCGTTCTGGTTAATACTAACTATATACAAGCCGATTTAAACTAAGGAGACAATGACGATGTTAACCCACACTATACCAAAACAATTAATATCAACGGGTAATACTAAACTAAACAAGGCGATAGAGTTTGGCTATCTTAACGAGGGTCTTTCCCTATCACCAGGAGATAAGAGTGGCTACGAGATGTGTGCCTATCGTACTGAGGGCTGTTCGAAGTTGTGTCTAGACGTTCAAGGACGAGGAGTAATGACAAGTGTTCAGAAGTCTAGGCATAATAAAACTATGTACTTTATGAACGATAAAGTAAAGTTCATGGAACAACTCGGCGATGAACTGTTATCAAGGCTACTTTATGCTAAACGAAAAGGTCTACGATATGCATTCAGACCGAATGTATTCTCAGACCGAGAGGAGTTCTGGAGGTCTGGAATCATGGATGACCACCCACAAATCCAGTTCACCGATTACACTAAGAACCCTCATCGTATGGATAAGTTTCTTAAGTCGCTGCTACCTAGGAACTATTACTTAACGTTCTCAAGGTCAGAGGACAATGAGCCAGAGTGTGAGGATATACTTAGCCGAGGAGGTAATGTGGCTGTGGTATTCAAACATTTTCTACCAGAGTATTGGTTTGGTTATCCAGTTATTGACGGAGATGTTCATGACTTGAGATTCCTAGACCCACAAGGTGTTGTTGTTGGTTTGTTAGCTAAAGGTACATCTAAAAAATCAAACAATGCTTTTATTGTTAACCCACAAACAAAGGAGTAAATCATGGATATTAAAATTGAAGATAATATTCCTATACCACCATGTAAAAAACGATCATATTTATTTATTGATAATATGAAAGTTGGGCAATCTTTTGCCGTGCCTTTTTCAATGAAGGCACAAGCAATTTATCGTCAAGCATTTAAGACAAGAAAGTTTAAGTGTGTTACTAGACGAGAAAATAATAACCTTAGAGTGTGGAGGGTAGCATAATGGAACTACAAACATTAGCCAATAAGATATCAGTTATATTTGATGCCATGGGTCAGATAATAACTAAGTTAGAAGAGTTGGAGGACAAGATAGATGATGTCGAGTCTCAACTAACGGCTAACTTTGAAGGAGAGATAAATGATATTCGCAGTTGTATTGGAGACGATATCCAATCTGCCGTATCTGAAATCAACTCGAACATCGACCAACTGAAAGACTAATTGACTTTCACTAGATTAATTATATTATAGTTAGTCTAGTGGGGTAGTGTAAATTTCTTGTATTTCCTTTCCTTACACTATCCCACTAGCCTAACTATTAAGTTGGCATAGTTAGGTGACTTAACCCAAGCCAACACAAGGAGACGACTATGACTCAGAAACAAAAAGAAATGTTCAGAGAACAAGAACTTACTGAAATAAGTAAGGCTATCTCTGAGGCAGATGGAGAATGTCTTAATGAGATAATGCACAATGTTCTCAAGGACAGAACTCTATCTTTAGTGACAGAAGAGGACGTCGAGGAAATGATACGACAAGACCTTGAAGAACAAGCTTTAGACCATGGAGATTGGGGGACAGAGAATGGAATGGATTAAACTCTTCGCCTATTACATAGGTTTTGCTTGGGCAGTAATGTTATTAACAATGTGTGCGATAAGTTAGGAGGTACTATGCCAATAAGAAAATGGGATAACCTACATGTTGTAACCCACAACGATATGTATATCATATCAGTAGGTTCTAGTTTCTTGGGTAAAATTATCGAACCATACGAGAACTTACTTCGTATGTTAGGTACACCAAGAGATGACAATACTAAGTGGGTCAGTTGGAGTTTACAATTCAACTCTGACCCTATATCTGTTGTGACTATTACATCATTAGACAAGAACAAGTCCGATGTATTTGACATGACCAACTGGTCTATCAATGGTCACGATATACTTTATTACGACAAACTAAATGTTAAACTTCATCAATTTAGAAAGGAGGCAGTATGACTGTTGAAGAACAACTAAACCAAAAGCAAGCCGAGGTTCATTTCTTACAAATGAGACTAAAGAATCAAGTTAGTCTGGTCAATAAGATTAAGGACTGGTTAAAGATGGAGTTAGATATCGATTGGCTACCACCTAAGACTAAAGATGAAGCCTTGGAAGATATGGCTAACGATGATCCTTTATGCTATGGACGATACGAATGTGCTAAAGGATTGTTAGAGTTTATTAACGATGAAGAAAGGAAGAGTAAGTAATGGATCCAGTATCTTTAATCATAGGACTAACAATGAACCTATATACTTTAAACAATATAGATTTCTTTCACCAACGATCCGCCAACAACAAGACTATGAACTGTCGTTGGGAATATGTTGGTAAGAAAAAACCAGACCCACGGAACCCAAGCCTCACACTCTTGGGCAATGTGTATTATAAACAACACTGTGTGGAAAAGGAGACAGACTAATGTTAAGTGAACCAGAACAAATACCTAACGATGACGACGATGATTGTAATGATTGTCACGAACTCGAAATGGCACAAGACCATATGGTTAAATATATAACCAAGATGGAGAAGAAAGTTAAAGACCCTAAGAATCTTTTTATAGGTGCTCTAACTACTTTAATGGATGCTTGCTATTATCATGCGCCAGACAATGAGTGTGCAAACCATCTAATACTATCGGCACACTTACAAGTATTAGAAACTAGAAAGGAAGCGAGTGAAGATGACTAAAGAAAATGCGATAGCATTAGAACTAATCAAAGACAGAAATGAATTAGTTAAAAGTTTATCCTCAGTTTGGGAGGTCTTACATATGGCAAGAGAGGACTGTATATCTGAGGGTATTGAGAGCAATGACGAACAATGGAACGAGGTAACTTATGCTATGGCTAAGATACACGAGGCATTAAACATTAGACACGAGGAGGTGTGATGACTAAAAAATATTACATAGATTTTACGACTTTGGTAGTTGATGATAAATCTTTTAATAAAATAACATCTGATAATTTTAATCGTAAAGAATTTTTTAAACAATTAATTGATGATGATATTTTAGAAATTGTTAGTACGGATAAAGCTGATGAGTATGATGAAGCTGATGACTTGTCAAAATACTTGGGAGATGAGTGATGACTAAAGAACTGTTTGCTTTATACCTAGTTTTCTCTACACCAACGGGTGTGGAGGAGAGGTTCGTTATGGCACGAGAGAACTGTAAGAACCTAGAGCCGATCGTTGAACAAGAGTTTAAACGATTGAATATTAACCGAGATGGAATACAGTCTGGACATATATGTATAGGTTGGAAGTTTCATCTCATAAGACAACGAGCATTGGGATCACAACACAATAGATTAACAACACCACCACAACCGAGAACATCAAGACCTTGTGTTGTACCAATGAGGGAGAGTGAGTGATGCCAGTATTAGTTACATATAAGATCATTGATGGATTCAATGAGTATAACGATTATCTCATCCATCAAGATGACATTGATCGTCGTGATGATGAGAACCTAATCATAGATTTGATGGGGGAAAGAGACGAGGGAGACTACCGAGACATAAGTGTTGTATCTACTAAAAGCATAGGTATAAAACACGCAGAGTTTCTGCAAGAATGTTTCATTGCATTCCCTTTTGGGGGTAATGAATGGTTAAGACAATTAGCAATAAAAGAAAGGAAAGATCATGCGACAACTTGATTTATTCTATGACAAACTACCTCAGTATATAATTACTTGGGACTATAGACTTAATAATCATAGACGAACCTACAATGTTTACGATGACTGGGATGGGATTACAGTTGCAAGGTTCTTTGAAAACGAAGACTACTACAAGGACTTTTGGAATCGTCGAAAAGATTGGTATGAGGATCATGAAATAAAATATTTTCATGGTACACATCAATCTGCTGCGAACTATATTAAGAATGTATTAGGTCAGAGGTATCGATATGTTTGAAGCCTTTATTGTAACGATGTGGTTTGAAGTTGATGGTCATCTGTTTCAAAAGAAACACCATAAGATAACCCACAACTGTCAGCAAACTGTTGAACAACTACGAGAATCATTTGATAAGATACCAATTGATTTGGTGGCTATTAAATGTGATACATCTAAAACCTATAGAGAGAGAAAGGAATATTTAAGTGGCAAAAGGTAATGGTGAAGACATACAAGACGACAAGATCCTTACCGATGTAGAGATGGTCTATGCATTGGCTAAGATAAAACACTTTAAAGATATGGTGCAACGACTACCAATCAAAACATTTTCGCAAGAGGATTACTTTGATGTTGTCGATGCAATCTTTGAAGAAATATTTAACCCACTAACTGATAAGGAGAAACAATAATGAGTGGTTCAGAACTAAGACTAAGCGATCTAAAACGACACCTTAAACCAATAGTCGATGAGTTATTGGATAGTGTAACTAACAAACCAGAGGACATAGAATATCTAATTGACTATGCACTAAAAGAATTACTCTATCCAAAGAAACGAACGGCTAAGGATAGGATCATACACAACTGGAAACATGCTTTAAAATCGGAGGTTGTTGATCCAGAGGATGTGCCTTTTGAAAGTGAATTTAAAAACTCACACACAGTTAAGGTAACCGACGATCGACCTTGCGATACCGAGGCATCAGATAATCTCATCAAGGTAGATTTCAGTCCAGATAAGTAATGAGAAACTGTAAGCGAATAGGGTGTGACAATCAGGTCACATCCTCAAGGAATAAGTATTGCTCGATGACGTGTAGTGCTGTAGTTAATAACACTAAGTTTCCTAAACGAAAACGAAAAGACTATGGTCACTATCGGTGTGCCTATTGTAATAAGAAACACACCAAGAGAAGTAATACTATGAATAAATATTGTGATAATGTCTGCCAACAACAACATCGCAAACATATTCGCAATGAAAAGATAGAACGAGATGAGCATATGGGTAAGTCTGTCGGTAAGAAAAGACTGATCATGTCTTATCTCAAGGATACTAACCAATGGTATTGCAATCAGTGTGGGTCACTGGCAGAAGAGTCGCCGATGGAGTTCCATCACATCGATGGGAACCGGCACAACAATCGTCTGTCAAACTCGATGGTGCTATGCCGCAATTGTCATGGGAGGACACAAAACTTCAAGGCTAAAAATAAAGGGTGTGGTCACTATATATAGTTATATATAGTTATTACTAGTTATATATAGTTATTACTAGTTATTACTATTCAATACGATATATAAAGAGATATATACAGTATACATAGACATTACGAGAACTAGCATTAGACTAACACTAGACTACTATTAGACTATATATAGTCTCCCTCTGTATATGGGGATAGGCTATCATTGATTTCGAAATCTGGCAACCCCTTGACAAAAATAATTAGAGGATGTATTTATAGGGCAAGACCCGCAAAATTATAAGGAGACGACTATGACACAAACAGACCCAAAAGGTTTCATACGACACACCAGTTGTGAGCAGTGTGGATCATCCGATGCCAATGCTTTGTATGCTGACGGCAGTCGGTATTGTTTCTCGTGCCGAACCTACACCGAACCTCCCAAGGACAAGACCCAACTTGAGGAGCTGCTCGGAGATGACACAAAAATTCAAGGCTCGG